GCCTAAGCAGGGTGTAGGATGGGACAAACATAGGAATCCCCATAGCATAATGCTCGAAAGATGACATGACGCTAATATTATATGGAATATGGATGACTCCAGCTAAGGCTGTGAGCTTATCCCTATCGTATACTTGAGAAACACTAAAGTTGGGATAAATTTTATCATGAACTATAGATGATCGTAGCCCATCTCTATTCCTGTCCCAAAAAACAATAGCCCCACTTTCCGCATTACATTCTAATGCTTCTACATAAGTACAGATGGATGGAATATACTTCCACTCTCCACCACAGAACTCTTCAGCATACTTCTTGTCGTACAGATTATTAGCTATGAACTTAATCTGACCTCTGTTGTGACCTTCCATCAGTTTCCTATTTAGCCAATCTAACCTCTCTGGGGTAGCTTGCTCTCCGCTCCCGCAAGGGTAATCATACCTAGTACATGCAATTGTGTAGATAGGCTTATCAAACTGCTCAAACAGAAGAGCGAAGGCGGGTGGGTAGGAGTGAATAAACCCATCATATTCCTTCAGTTCATCTTTATACCTAGTATAAAAATCATCACACATCTTTTGATCAATATTGAGCCAATTAGAGGTGTTAATAATCTCCATAGCACCTTGAGGTTCGTTATTAACCCAAGTGTGTCCTGACATGCAGCAAGAATCTACTTGGTATCCAATCTCTGGGAGTAGCGTCTTCACATCATGCACAATGGAAATGTGCATATCAATATTAAATAATTTTTTCATGTTCTTATTCTACTTTCTGTATTATAGTACTGATTCAGAGGTCTCGGGAGACCACCTATAAATGTGCAACCATTCATCTTCTAAGTAAACACTGTCTTTAACTTTAGGATACAACCTGTTCAACCAATCTAAATCTTCGTAAGACTGTTGTAGGGTACCATGTGCATATCGTTCTCTGAACTCCTCGGACTTAGCAAGAGAAGCTTTCCAAACACACCAATGCCAAGGAAGCCTCAAAGTATCCTTGTATTTAGATGGATTATAAGGATCTAACATAACCTCATTTTGAGGGTTTCCCATTTTAGCAAAAACCAGAGCTTTTTTCCCATCCAAATAACAAGTTTGGTTAAACGATATAACATCAGCAGACGGATTATTCTCTATTGCTTGCGTAATTTTATCAATGTAATCATCTGCAATATCATCATCGTCATCGAGCCACGCGATGTGACTCCCTCTGGCGATATCCAGAAGCTCGTTTCTCTTCTCATAGATATGCAATGATTTGTTATCTACAAGAGATAATATCTCTACATCATCTCTATCTCCAATCTGATTTAATAACTTTTCAAATAAGGGCTTCACCACATCAAACCTAGTAGGTATAGACAAGATTAATACACTAAATTTAATATTATTAGGATCTTTTGGCATTATACTCCCTCATCATAAACTCCTGAAAATACTCTTCCGCATCTAATATCCTACCGCAACCAGCGTATGCCTGTCCTATAAAATGCTTAGGATCTCTTACTAATCCAGGTACAAAATTATTCTCAAAAAAGAAATCATGCACCATAGACTTATCCTTGATTAGAGGGTATACCACATCTCTAAGGAAGTTCTGATCTACCTGCCAGAAATCTCCTTTTTGATAATCTTCACACAATTCCTGCATGTTACTAAGAACCTCGTTCCTTGCCCCAAACATTCCCCCTAAAATTGGGGTATGGTGATACTCATGATCTCTTATTATATGAAAGTCCTTATCACTTCCTAACCAAGCATCAACTGTAGCTTTTTCACGAAACCAAAGCCTGGAATCGCAATCCCTAATAATCACAACATCAACATCTTTATCACTCAGAGCATGAAACCTCCAAAACATACCAGTCCAATCGCCTTCTTCATCCATATGAACTAGTTCAACGTTATTAAATTCAGATAACTGGTCTAGCGTGTGCTGTGGTGTACTTTTCCCAATGTAAAATCTACACATCCAGTCAGGGTATACCATCTTAGCTAGGCTTACATTTTGAACAGCCCCATCTGTGTACCTGGGATTATCCCCCCACAAGCTAAAGCTGATTAATTTCATTTATAGATCCTTCTAAGCTCTGTATCGTGTTTTATATGCTCTTCTCGTTTTTTCTTATCATTGTCGGTACTAACTCCTTCAGGGTTATAATAGTAACTTCCTACAGTTTCTGAGACTTTAAAAAATTTATATCCCTTCTTTGACATTCGTAACCACATTTCGTAATCACCAGAGATATGGTACTTTGGATTGAAAAGTCCAGCCTCTACAATAGATTGACGTTTTAAAAGAGGAAACGGACCACAAATACATGCTTCTAATAACACTGCATGGCTAAACTCAGGCCAAAAATACAACCCAGAAATTGTTTTATGTTTTTCATCTGCCACCACGTTACATGTACCGTAAAAAACATCAATCCCAGGCTTATCCTTTGCATATAAGAGGTAGGTTGATAATCCAGCAGGATACAGCCTATCATCAGTATTCACATTTATAACATAAGGAGTGTTTGCTTCTTTTATGGCAATATTCCAAGCATCATAAATTTCAACACGGGTGTCACACTCAATAACTTTTTTGGTTATCCCTTCCCTGAATTCGTAATCTTTAATTATACCTAAAGAATAGTCCGTGGATGCTGCGTCTACAAATATAACATCAAAAGTAGAAAGTAGTTGGGCATTCAAAGCATCTAAATACCCTTCAATCCACTTCCTGGAATTGTAAGTCGAGCAAAGTACTGTTACTAAACTAGTAGATTTTTCCATCTTTTCAAAATCTCCTCTTTTTCTAGAATATTCTGATTATTACTTGGACCATTAAAAGGAATGCCTGCAAGATTACATTCAGCCTCTACAAGTCCGTAGGTTTCTCTTTTGGAAGAATGGTAAACTGCGGATACTTTAGAATACATCGCTTCTTTATTATCTACATGACCCACTAATCCAACATTTCCAGAATCTACCCAGGGATTTATCCTCTCGTTAAAATAAGTAAGATCACTAACATTTCCAAATAGAAGAACTTTCTCAAACCCCTCTTTCAACGCCTTTTTTATAGACAAATGAACTTGCTTATGTGCATCTATATTGCCTACTACTCCCGCTGTTTTATTCTTAGGATCCTCCCATTTCACTTTTTCTACTATGGGAGGAATAATAACAGAGGGATGATTTACAGAATGCCACTTCTTTTGAGAGTTACTAACAAATTGAATAACATCATAATTATCTAAGTCCATGTCTTTTAAAGGAAATAAGTTAGTCTCATGACAACTCAGAATGTGTTTTTTAACGTTAGCCTGCATTTTTAAAAAATGACTTATAAGAATATCTTCCTCTACTAAAGGAATATTATTCAAAGTACCTGACTTACATTTATTTAAGTGCCAATCATGTGGACCATAAAAAGTACAATCAAATCCATTATCATTTAATAGATTACAAAGATCTATAAAAAAAACAGTAGAGCCTCCTGGGTTAGACCAGCCGCTAACTATCCGTATCTGATTCACTTCTGTTGTCTCTCGGATCAAATTTTAAAGCTTTAAAACATTGTTCGTACAACTCTAGCCGCATATGAACAATCTTATTAATATCAAACATCCCATCAGTGACTGTCTTGAGATTCTGCCCCATACGCTTTCTCAGGCTATGCTCCTTTACCATTCTAGCAAGTACCTTAGTCCACACTATCCTAGATGCTTTAGGAGGTATAAGATAACCATTTTCCCAATTTTTAATAGTCTCATCGTAACACCCTACATTTGAACACACCAAAGGAACCCCATATCTACCACACTCTGCTAACTTAATCTCGCTTTTAGAATCATTAAATGAATTCATCTGTAGTGGGGCTATCGCAATATCCATATTAGCGAACATAGTTCCATACATATGAGGAGGTAGCGCATCATGGATACTCCAATTTTTACGACCCTTCATAGCACCTACCAAGTGCTTTCTATACCCTCTCCATACATCATTTTGCCAATCATCTTTTGGTAAATTAGGAGGATGCCCGTAAAAATCCCACCACACATTTTCATTACCTACCTTCTGATTTACTAAATGAGTAACAGAAGCAAACTCCCGCACATCAGGATCGTGGTGAATTCCTCCAGCCCAACCAACTCTAACTACCCTACTATCTGGCTTCCTAGGAGCATTCCAACATGGTAAATTATAATCAATAGCATTTTTAATTACTGCTAAAGCCCTAGTAACATAAGGTTTGATTCTTTCTGCAAATTTTCTCTGTGTGACTGTAACCAAATCAGAAGATGTATACATGTGCATAGTAATCTGTGATAAGCCCTTTTCCTCATAAACTTGTTTCAGCCTGTGATCATCATATAGCTCTGTAAGTAGGTCGTCTGTATCAAAATGCACAAACTTACCAAACTCCTTAGCTTTACCTATAATCCTTATGGTGTAAGGCCCCCCAAAGTTACTAATATTACTAACTACAACTACATCAGCCCATTTTAGATTTTCAAACTTCCAGTTTAGTTTCCAGGCCCCTGTTGCTTCATCTACACCTAGAGGATTTTTATCCATCTTAACTTCTACTCTATCACCACAATGCTCTTGAAGTTTTTCAAAAGGCATAATCGCTCTATAGTAGGCACATCCTCCTTCATTAGCGGGAACGACAAGTATTCGGAGTTTTTTCATGTTTTATTATAGATAAAAAAAGGGGACACATTACGTGTCCCCTTTTAGACCACCACCCTACCTCACACCAACTTTTTCAAGTATTCGTTGTCCTCTTCCTCTTCGGAGGATTCAACGGGGCGATTCTCTGTGAGGGGGAGAATTGCCTCTGCCACTTCCTTCACATCCGTATACTCCTCAAGCTTAACCAAAGCATGAACATCATGCAAAGAATCCATCCACACAGCAATGCTCTTATCGGATCCTGCTGATTCTGGCTTGGGCCTTGGCTGGCTCTGATCATACTTAGGCCACTGACCATCCATGACCTTCACGATCTTGTAATCATGCCCATTTTGAAGATCCGTGATGTCACCAAAATCCTCATCAAGAATTGTTCCAATAATCTTCTTGAAAATCATCTGCCCAACAGACAAGATCTTCACAGGTTGATCATCAGAATCCGACCGTGCGATCACGTTCATGTAATACCGTTCACGGGGCTTGATCTTTCTAGCCAGGTTAGCCCATTGGTCATCCTGAGCCGTAGACTTGTTCCACAGAGCGTAATAAGTATCACAAAGAGGACACTCCTCATTATGCACCTTACGACAGTGAAAGTTTCTAATCACACCCTCACTAGTTTCTACGCGGTGGATCTTAGTCTCTGCGTAAAATTGATTCTCGTCATCCTTCCAAGGAAGGATACGAATCAAATTAGTACCTTCTTCCAACCGAAGAAAGTTATCGAGGAAAGATTGGTTAGACTTAGCCTTAGCACCACCACTAAGTTCCTCATGCTTACGACGAAGTTCATCAAGATTAATTGCCATTAGTTTCTCCTATTTGCTTAGTTAGTTTGTTTGTTAAAAACTGTTACGAGTATTATAGTCAAATCAACACCGATTGTCAACTAATTGTAGATATTTTTTTCTGCTCTCGCGTTGGAAGACATCTGAATCAAAGTATCCTTTTTATGGGATAAGCTGGTCACAAGCCCCTTCAACAACTCATACTTAGTTTCCAGTTCTATTTTAGTATTTATTAATTCCCTATACTGACTTAAAGACTTTATATGCGATTCCATAATCTTTTCTGTAGCTTTCAACCCTTCCTCCGTACGACGATTATACTCATCATTACGAGCTAAAGATTCAAAAATCTCTAGATTGGATTCTGCCTCTCTAACCTTCTTCTTACATAAGGCTAGTATCCCATAATACCACGAATACAAACTTGCCTGTTTTTGCAACTCATCATTAATGTCGGCTGGATTAATCTTTGTAATCTGCCTTGCAATATTAGGGTAAGCCTCTTCTGTAATATCTCTAAGACTTTGTTCTAGATCATTCATTTGTTTCCTCACATTGTTGCGGTAAGTTCTGTTAACTCATCACTCTCTTGCATTAAAGTTCCCTCTGTCATCCTCAAAGTAGCATAATTTACATCCATAGGGATTACATACCTTTGCTTACTGTCTCTAGCCTTAATAACATAACCCCTCATTTTGCCATTGTCATATTCTTCCTCTGTTTGGTTTAGTGACAGAGCCCAATCCACCGTCCTAATCTTACCGTAAGAATCAGCAAGCTGTGCATCAGTGATAAGATTCACTCTCCTACCCTCACGGTTAACCTGAGAAGCTGTCCACACAAGGCAGTTGTACTCTACAGCAAGTCCTCTGAGTTCTTCTGCGATTCGCTGTTGAGCCATATACTCCTGCTCGATAAGACGGACTGGACGTAGAAGTTCAAGATAATCCACAATAATAAGATCGGGTTCAAAATTGTCATAACTCTTCAACTGCACTAAAAGGGCTCTCAAGGTGTTTACATTAGCTTGTCCTGTTGGAAACTCCTTAATCACTAGATGTGATTTAGGAAAATGCTCCTTAAACAAAGCAAGACGCTCATTCAACAAAAGCTGCGTTGAAGGCTCTTTAAGTTTAGCCACGGGCAACATGGTAATAATTGAATCAAATCTGTTTGCAATCTTATCCTCTGACATCTCCAAAGAAATGTACAACACCTTCTTATTCTCCATCATAGTAGCCACAGCTTGATTCACCAGAAACAGGCTCTTTCCTGTTCCAGCAGATGCTACCACCATGCACAATTCCTTTGCATTATGCCCACCTTCTAGGTAATTATTACATACTGGGAAAATGGTTTTAAACTTGTCGATATCCCTTCTGGCTAGTAAGCGTTCCCATCTTTCTTTCACCGAGGAAAAATAAACCTGCCCATTATCGACAGTCCTACAAACCATAAGAGCTTTTCTAATGGTTTCCTCAGTCTCATCTAGCCTATCTTCTCTGACAAGATCTACACACTTACGGATAGCCTCTTTAACTTCCTGCTTGCGAGCAAAATCCTCGATGTAGTCCAGCAAGAAATCTTTGCTATCAAAAGCACTTACATCAAGACCGTTAATGTAGGTAATCTCATCCTGATAATCCGACATATCTTCAGATACAGGCTTATTTTCCCTCACCATTTCAATGAGTACATCATCAGTAGGG